TAAATACACACCAACACCCGGAGTTTATTCAATAGACTTGAAGGTAACTGATGAAGAAAGGGATAGACTAATAGCATCTGGTATCAAACCAAAACAAAAAGATGCTAATGTGTTTGTGTTTAAACGTAAGCCTATCACAGCTAAGGGCAACCACATGCCTGCACCTACGGTAGTAGATGAGAACAAGCATGGTTGGGATAGTGCAATTAAGATTGGCAATGGCTCACAAGTTAAGGTGGCGTACTCAACATACGAACACCAAGCAACTGAGCAGTTCGGTCTAGGTAAATCTTTAGATGCTGTACAGGTGGTCAACCTTGTGGAATACACAGGTGGTGGCAATGCACTTGATGAGTTTGATGCAGTAACTAAGGAAGATGTTCCATTCTAATAGGCATAACATGTTATGTCATGGCTACTCTGTAATGGGGTAGCCAATTTTAATTTAACTGGGATGAATTATGGAACAGCAACAAGGCACCTTTGTTCAACACGAACCATGTCCATCATGTGGCAGTAAAGATAACCTAGCAAGGTACTCTACTGGTCAAGGATATTGTTTTGGTTGTGGACACTGGGAAGGACCGAATGGTCAGAGTAAAGCTGAACCAATTATAGAGGATAAGAGTATGCAATTATTTACAGGTAACAGTGGTGCCATTGTAGACAGAGGTATCAATGCAGATGTCGTGAAGAAGTATGGCGTTACCTTACAGTATGGAGAGGATGGTTTAATCAAGAAGCACTGCTATCCTTACCATGATGCTGACAATGGTGAGCATCTAGGTAACAAGATACGTACTGTTGATACCAAAGACTTTCTATATGATGGTAACAGTAAGGAAGTAGGATTGTTTGGACAGAACTTATTCAAGGGTGGTGGTAAGTACATCACAGTCTGCGAGGGCGAGCTTGATGCAATGAGTGTTCACCAAATGTTCGGTAACAAATACGCATCAGTCAGTCTACGCACTGGCTCTAAAGGTGCGAAGAATGACATCAAGCGTAGCCTTGAGTACCTAGAGTCTTTTGACTGGGTAGTGTTGTGCTTTGACACAGACAAGGCAGGCAAGGAAGCAACCAAGAGTGTGGTAGATTTGTTCTCACCTAACAAAGTTAAGGTGTGTAACCTACCTCTCAAGGATGCAAACGAGATGCTAGTACAAGGTAAGATAGCTGACTTCACTAGGGCATGGTGGGATGCTAAACCTTACAGACCTGATGGTATTGTAGCTAGTGAGGACACATGGAACATACTGACAGAGGAGATACGTGTCGAGTCCGTTCCTTATCCTTGGGTTGGCGTCAATGATTTAACCTATGGCTTCCGTAAGGGTGAGCTAGTCACTATCACAAGTGGCTCAGGCATGGGTAAATCTCAGATGGTCAGAGAGCTAGAGCATTACTTACTCAACGCAACTGATGAGAACATAGGTATCTTAGCTTTGGAAGAGAGCGTAAAGAATACTACGCTAGGTGTTATGTCCATTGAAGCTAACAAACCATTGCACCTCAACATGCAAGATGTAGATGACAGTGAGCTCAAAGGTTACTGGGATAAGACCATGGGCAAAGGTCGTGTGTTTATGTATGACCATTTCGGTAGTACCAGTGAGGATAACTTACTCTCCAAGGTACGCTACCTAGCCAAAGGTTTGGACTGTAAGTGGATTGTATTGGACCACCTGTCTATCGTAGTCAGTGACCAAGAGGTTATGGATGAGCGTAAAGCTATTGATAGTATCATGACCAAGCTACGACAGCTCGTACAGGAAACAGGCATAGGCTTGTTCCTTGTTTCTCACTTGCGTAGACCAATGGGTAAGGGTCATGAAGAAGGTGGACAGATAAGCCTGTCAGAGCTTCGTGGTTCAGCTAGTATTGCACAGCTATCCGACATGGTGATTGGCTTAGAAAGAAACCAACAAGCTGATGACCCTGTGGTTCGTAACACTACGATACTTAGAGTCTTAAAGAATAGATTCAGTGGACTCACTGGTCCTGCATGTTCTCTACACTATGACAAAGAAACTGGTAGAATGAAGGAAACAGATTCAGTGGGAGAATTTTAATCATGAAACAAATTATACTAGACATAGAAGCTAATGGTCTTAGACCTGACACTATATGGTGTATAGTTGCAAAGGAGGTAGAGTATGGAACTGTTAATGTCTTTATTGGCAAAGATATTTTTAGCTTTCCTGATTGGGTACGTGATAATGACATTAGCCACATTTGTGGGCATAATATTATTGGATATGATTTACCCGTCTTGGAAAAAATTACGGGATTCAACTGGCAAAAAGCTGTTCAAGATACGCTAGTCATGTCCAGACTTGCCAACCCTAACAGGGAAGCAGGTCATTCATTAGAGTCATGGGGTAACAGGCTTGGCTTTAGCAAGGGCGACCACTCTGAATGGGGTGAGTTCTCTTGGGATATGGTTGAGTATTGTAAGCGTGACGTTGAGTTAACTGAGAAGGTATACGAAACATTGACCAAGGAACTGTCAGGTTTTAGAGAGGAGAGCATCAAGCTTGAGCATGATGTGGCTCGTATCATAACCAAGCAGATAGAGAATGGTTGGTTTATTAATGAGCGTGAAGCTAACATACTACTCGGTGAGCTGAGAGAGAAGCTACATAATGTAGAGGTTGATGTGCGTAATACATTCAAGCCACTACCTGTGTGGATAGACTTACAGCATCCCGGTGACAAGTGGTACAACAAGGATGGTAGTACGTCCAAGCGTGCACAAGCACAGCTAGATAAGGGTGCTCATTACAAAGATATTACTTCAAGTGAAAACAAATGGGGTTATCATATATACCCTGAGTTTAACCTTGGCTCTCGTCAACAGATAGCTAGGTACCTTCAACACTTTGGTTGGAAACCTACTGAGTTCACAGAGAAAGGTAACACCATTGTTAATGAGCGTGTACTTAATGAGGTAGACTTACCACAAGCTAAACAGATAGCTGAGTATCTTATGTTACAGAAACGTGTAGCACAGGTGCAGAGTTGGGTAGATGCAATCGAGATTGATGGCAGAGTACGTGGCTATGTCAATCCTATCGGTGCTGTGACTGGTCGCATGACACATGCTAGACCTAACTTAGCACAGGTACCTGCATCCTATTCACCTTATGGCAGTGAGTGTCGTAAGCTATGGACAGTAGAACATGGTAACTTCCTAGTAGGTATGGATGCCAGTGGTCTTGAGTTACGTATGCTCGCCCACTATATGAATGACCCTTCCTATACTCGTGAGGTATTAGATGGTGACATTCATACTGCTAACCAAAAGTCTGCAGGTTTACCTACTCGTGACCAAGCCAAGACTTTCATCTATGCTTTCCTATATGGTGCAGGTGATGAGAAGATTGGTAGCATTGTAGGTGGTACATCTGCTGATGGTAAGGAAGTCAAGCGTAAGTTCCTTGATAACACACCTGCTCTCAAGTCTTTACGTGAGCGTGTAGCGACAGCATCTAAGCGTGGCTACCTCATAGGCTTAGACGGTAGGCGTATCATAGTAAGGTCTGAGCACTCTGCTCTCAACACTTTACTTCAAGGTGCAGGTGCTATCGTCATGAAGAAAGCTTTAGTCCTTCTTGATAAGAATGCTAGATGGCGAGAGCTTAACTATAAGATTGTTGGTAACATACATGATGAGATACAGACAGAAGTTCTTGATATGGATTCCAAAGCTTTTGGTGAGCTCGCTGTTCTTGCTATAGAAGAAGCAGGTAAAGCCTTTAACCTTAACTGTCCACTGGATGGTGAATACAAGATAGGTGACACATGGGAACAAACGCATTAAGAACTTGTACAGGATGTGGTCTTAAGGCTTACACAGAACAAGAACTAAACAACTTTGTTAAGTGTACCAATCATTCACACGACAGAAAAAATTTCTGTAGTGAATGCGAGAAAAAAAGAAGCAAGAAATATAGAGAGAAAAACCCGGAAGCTGTTCTACTTAAAAGACAAAAGTATTATGCAACAAAAGTATATAATACAACACTGGAAAAATACCAAGAAAGAATGGCTAGTAGTAACAAGTGCCAAGTGTGTGGTAGCAAAGATAAACTTTGTTATGACCATGACCATAAAACTATGGAGTTTAGAGGTGTACTATGTAACAAATGTAACAGGTCTATAGGTATTTTAGGCGATACAATAGAATCAATTGAGAAAGTTTTAACATACTTAAAAGGAAACAATTATGAAACGCACTAACTTTACATGTGACAACGTAAACCCTAGTCACTACAGACAGGGCAAGATAGAAGTAATAGACTTCATACTGGACCAGAAGATGGACTACCTAACTGCATCAGCTATGAAGTATATATGTAGACATAATCACAAACATGGTGAGGATGGAGATGGTCAGATAGATGACCTAAGAAAAGCAAGATGGTTCATTGAGAAACTAATCGAGCAAAAACTGGGAGCAAAAGATGAGTAATATAGATGACTTAGTTCAAGATATATACGACTTAGCTGAAACAAAGAGTCACCCTGCTAGGGTACCTGCTGAACAAATCTTTAAAGACTTCGGTTCCAACATGGAATCAATCCTTAGAGATTGGCTATACCCTAAGGACTTTACTGGTGGCACGTTAAGGATGTCTAACATTGGACACCCTGATAGAAAGCTGTGGTACAAACACAGGAAAAACGAGTACAAAGGTGAGAGGTTAAGAGCTCACACTTTAATCAAGTTTCTTTATGGTCACTTGATTGAAGAGATGATACTAGCTTTGGTCAAACTTTCTGGTCATGATGTAACAGATGAACAGAAGAGAGTAGAGCTTGAAGGCATTAAAGGTTCAATGGACTGTAAGATTGATGGTCTATTGTGTGATGTAAAGTCTACATCAACCTATGGCTTCAAGAAATTCAAAGAGAACAGTCTGCAATATGATGACCCCTTTGGATACATAGACCAAATCAGTGGCTATGGTCAGGCTGAGGGTGCTGATGAAGCATGCTTCCTAGCCATGGATAAATCAAACGGACACCTAGCTGTATCAAAGGTGGACCTGTTAGATAAAGATGTAGTAAAAAGAATCAAGCATGTTAAGGAGATGATAGAACTAGATACAATTCCTGAACCATGTTATGACCTAGTGCCTGATGGTAAGTCAGGTAACATGAAGCTTCCAGTAGGATGTTCTTACTGTGAGTATAAGAAACATTGTTACCCTAACATGAGAGTCTTTGCCTATTCAACTGGTCCTAGATTCTTAGCGGTAGTTAATGTAGAACCTAAAGTAATGGAGATTAAAAACTATGAGTAAAGAATATAAATTAATAGTAGCAGATGTACGTAGCTTTGAACCTCAAGTGAACAGAGCTTTGGATATGGGATGGGAACTACAAGGTATTCCGTTCTATGATGGCTCTAGGTTTATACAAGCTATGATTAAAGAGAAGTCTAAGAAGAAGGATAAATAATGGAGTGGAAATACAGGGGAATGATGGACAAGGATGGTGTTTGTACTGTTAGGGAAGTGTTCTATGAACCTGACGGTACAATCAGTAGCTTTGCTGTCGACCCTGCATGTCCAACTGGTGACAGTCCAGAGGAGCTAGTAACACACATAGCTCTGATGTTGGAAAGTCTACAGCAACCCTTCTTACTTGAAGGAGATTTCATACCGGAAGGAGATGGTGAACTTGAGTTTACCTTTATAAGAGAAGATGAAAAAAAATACCATTAAATATAGGAACAAGTTTGAAGCCGGTGTTGGTGATAAACTAACCGGTTGGAACTATGAACCTTACCATATACCTTACATAACAAAGCGTAAGTACATACCTGATTTTACTAAGGGTAATATATTAGTAGAGTGTAAAGGATACTTTAGAGTAGGCGACACACAAAAGTATAAAGCTATTCGAGATTCATTACATACACAGGAGCTTGTGTTTGTCTTGACCAATGCTAACAAGAAAGTTAGGAAGGGTTCCAAGATTACTATGGGTGAGTGGTGCGAGAAAGAAGGGTTCAAGTGGTTCACAACGGATACATTGAAGGAGCTAAAGCGTTATGGCACTACTGCTAAATGAACTTAAAGAAAAGATAACTAAAGAGTTTGATGTCTGTCTGCTCTGTGAGTTCCTCGACATAGAACCTGAGGAACTGGTAGAAAGATTTGATGACAAGCTGATTGATAACATACATAAATTTAAAGGACTAGAGGATGAATAAATTACCAAGTGATTACCAAAACTTTATCGCTCTTAGCAGGTATGCAAGATGGCTACCTGAGAAGAAACGTAGAGAAACATGGAAGGAAACAGTAGCACGCTACTTTGATTTCATGGAGGTACACCTGAAAGAAAACACTAACCAAGAGTTAGTACCCAAGACTCGTAAGATTCTTGAAGATGCTGTGCTTAACTTAGATGTTATGCCTAGTATGAGAGCACTGATGACAGCAGGTCCTGCCTTAGCTAAGAATCATATCGCAGGTTATAACTGTGCTTACCTTAGTGTTGACCATCCTAAAGCATTTGATGAATGTCTATTCATTCTTATGCATGGTACTGGTGTTGGCTTTAGTGTAGAGCGACAACAGATAAACAAACTACCTGAGGTACCAGAAGAGTTAGTAGATGTAGAGGATGTTATTGTTGTACAAGATAGTAAGGAAGGATGGCAGTCTGCATTCCGTAAACTAATTACTTACTTGTATGATGGTGAGATGCCTAAGTGGGATTTCTCTAAGGTAAGACCTAAGGGTTCAAGACTATCTACCTTTGGTGGTAGAGCATCAGGACCTGAGCCACTACTGGACTTGTTTAACTTTGCTACCAACCTGTTTAAAGATGCAGTAGGTCGTAAGCTAACTAGCTATGAGTGTCATCGTATGATGTGTAAGATTGGAGAGGTTGTAGTTGTGGGCGGTGTACGTAGGTCTGCACTTATTTCTTTGTCTAACCTAACAGATGAACGCATGCGTAATGCTAAGTCC